TACGCAATGGCAGGAGTTACCGCGCTGCAATTTGCAACGTGTGAAACCAAAATTTTTCCCATAATAATATTCTCCGGTTATAGTGACGGTACACTTTTAGATTGATTTATTATCGGCAATCGTGCTCCTACTTGCCTAAAACATTTTTGCGAGTGATGTATGCGACAGCTTGCTCGTCGATTTCATCCTGAGATGGAATGCGGATTCTGCGAAGCCAATTGTCGAGCTCATCTCTGTCAAAGAAGCAGTATTTGCCGTTAGGTTTGTAGTAAGGAATTTCCTTCCTCATCATCAGCTTGTGAAGGTAGGATTTCTTGAAGCCCAAGTACTCACAAGCCTCATCAATTGTAAGGAGTGTGTTGTGCATAGAATTAATTTTAATTTGTTAGTTGTACGTTTTATGTTTATTAATCGATCGATTGTTATAACTGTTGCGTTAGATTTTAAAGTTTAACTTGCATCTTTCTCGAACATTTGATCAATGAGGCCAACGGCATCATCTTTCTTCTTGTTGACGATTTTTGCGTAGATTTGTGTCGTCTCCACTCTGGTGTGTCCCAACAATTTTGAGACAGTGTAGACGTCAACTCCCAAGGTTAGCATCATGGTAGCGTATGTATGCCTGCTGCTGTGAAACGTAATATTTTTGGTGATACCTGCGGCCTTAATCCAATCATTAAGGTACAAGGGCGCGCTCACTTGCTCGGGTAGTCCGGGGAACAACAAAGCATCTTCGCTCATATCTTTGCGCTCGGGAATCCATTTGATTGCTCGCTTCGAAAGTGGAATGTAAATCGGAGCTTGAGTTTTGTGCATGATGATGTTGATGCGGTAGCTGTCACCATCCTTCTCCAAGTCACTCCACTTCAATCGGCGGATGTCGCTGGTACGAAGTCCGCAGTAGCAAGCGAACAGAAATGCACACTTGGCAAGCGGATGTTTGCTCGGTGTCGCTTCGAGTTTGCGAACTTCTTCGATGGTCAAAAATTCGCGTTTGCTCTCCGGTGCTTTAATCTTTTCTTGTGCTGATAATCTGCTCAACGGATTCACTGACAAGATACCTTCGCGCACAGCCATATTCATCGCGTTGCGAAAACAGGACATGTAAGCAATTGCGGAATATGGTTTGAGCGGTTGGCCGTCTGCGGTTCGGTAATCAATGCGCAAGAAGTTTATCAAGCCAAGACAGTATCTGCGATCAATATCTCTCAACTGTACATCGAAATTATATTGAGACAATGCGTGAATGGTGTTATGAATAAGTTTCTTGTCCTTGGTGCCCTTGCGCTCCTGAACTCTGCGAAAAGTTTCCATCCAATCGCGCAACTTCTGTTTGGCAAGCACTGACGAATTCTTCAGACCTGCTTTGTTATTGGTGTATTCGAGAATGCGCTTGTGCTTGATGGTATTGGCAGCGGTCAGCGCGGTCTCGTTCTGCGCCTTGATGAACGGAGTGTTCCCCGGTACGATGTATAGCTTAAGAAATTCGTAGGTGCGTACGCCATCGAGGTAGCAATCGAGGTATAGAGACTGCGTACCATCCTTCAAAGTTTTCGCACGAAGTCTGATTGGTTCTTTAGTTAGTTTCTTGCCTAAGCCTTTTGCCATTGCGAGGATTGAGTTTAGAGGTTATCGAAATTATTTCGTTTCAATTTGAGTATCTGATTCCACAGAATCTTGACGCAGCCATTTGTTCAATTCGGTCTTCTCGAAGAACACGAGTTTGCCGGTAGGTTTGTAGTAAGGAATCAAGTGGAGGTGAGTGAGTCTGTACATTTGCGAACGAGATACACCGATGTACAGTGCAGCCTCTTCAAGTGTGAAGATTTCTTTGGTTTGGTAGATCATGTTCTCCAGAGTTGAGATACGCTTCTGCATATCTTCGATGGTAGCCGCATCAATCGTAACGGATGATGTTTCGGCTCCTGCGTTGTGAAAATTTGCTGTAGTCATATTAGTTAGATTGGTTAGAATTTTAAGTTGTTGAAGTGTGTGTTCTTCAAAACGGCGGCAAAGATAATTGGACTTTGTTTATAAGACAATTTTTTCGCTGTAAATGACTCGTTTCTTAACTTAAGTTACACACTCAGAGGCAAATCATATATTCAATCATACATTGAACGATAGATTTTCCACGGATATTCAAATGCTGTTAGGGGCTATCAATTTCATCGAGATTATCAAGTTTTGCGACTGCATCGTCCTTCAGCTTATTGACGATTTTGGCGTAACGCTGAGTGTGGCGGATGCTTGTGTGACCAAGAAGTTTTGAGACAGTATAGATGTCGGCTCCAAGAGTGAGCAACGTAGTCGCGTACGTGTGGCGGCTGACGTGGAATGTGACATTCTTATTGGTGATGCCGGCATCGCTTGCCCACTTACTAATATGTGTATTTACCGTCTCCGGATGGAGGTTTGGGAAAACTTTGCTGTCGCGTTTTGCTCCCCGACCACGCTTTGGCAACCATTTCAGGGCCTGTGTCGGCAGTGGATTATAGATGAGACGTTGAGTTTTGGCGACACGTGTCGCGACTGTCCAGTGTTCGCCATCTCGTTTGATGTCATTCCAAGTCAATGATGCAACATCGCCTAATCGTAAACCGCAATTGCAAGCGAATAGAAATGCATTCTTGACAACTTCATGCTTGCAAGGAGTGGCGATGAGCTGCTTGAGTTCTTCAATGGTAAGATATTCGCGCATGTGTTCAATCGGCTTAAACTTTTCGGATGACGATATAAGTGTAATAGGATTCACTTCGATTAGCTCTTCACGAATCGCGACATTGAGAGCAGTGCGAAGTTCGCCAAGAATATCAAAACAAGTCTTTTGACTTAGGCGTGTCCCTTTAGATGTTGTGTACTTGCAGCGTAGGAAATCTATAAAGCCAAGACAATATTCCTTGTCGAGTTTCTTCAACCGGACACTACCATTATATTGTGATATCATTCGAGCGAGATCATCAATTTTTGAGAGATAGCGAACGCCTCGCGCTTTCTGAATTTCCTTATAGCGAACAAGCCATTCAGAAATAGTCATCTTATTATAATCGACAAAATTCGCTTCAACCTCCGCTTGAGCTTTGGCCTTGGCTTCAGCTTTAGCTCTGTTTATCTCGGCTTGACGATGACGGCGCATTACCTCGAGCTTGTTCAGTGTTGCGCGATTCTTTTTTATGGCAGCCTCGTCAACTTCAGGTATGATGTAAAGGTCAGGAATTCGTTCGTAAGTGTACTTCCCGTCCAAGTAGATTGCCAGTCGGATGGACTTGCGACCATCGACTTTGTCTCTGAACTGAATTTTTACGTTTCCTTTGGTACTATTATTACTAGACTTTGTCATTGCTGAGTTTTTAATATTGACGCCACAAAGGTACAATAATATTTTGAATTTGGAACAGTACAAAGTAACAAAAATAGGGCAGTGTGATTCTTTTTTGTCGGAATCGAAAAATTAGACTTAATAAGCTGATTTATAATATATTGCAATATTTACAAAGAAACTAAAAAGAGGCCGAAAAAGGCGTTTTGGGTATTATGCTACTCAACTAGAGATCGAGTGGACAGGCGGGCGAGCCCGTGTCACGAGTAGCATTTTCGGCTTTCGTCGAAGACGTTTCATATTTTCGCGTCTACGCTGCTATATTTGCGATTTGACAGTTGATGCTGTGTAGCTATGGTATTAGTCATTGGGACGCCTCACGGTGCAAACGGGACGGGTTGTGATGTTAGTTATTATAATTGGCGGTGGCGCATCTGCGACAGATGTATCGGAGATAGATTCTATCTAACAGGTCGCGCTCCGCATCGCTCATGACGGAGACTGCTTCGTCTTGGCAGGGCGGCGTTGCCGTCTTCAGTGACCTTGCCAAGATGCTCACTGCAGCCTGATGCTTGTCAGGATCTGAAGAGAATCGGCAGTTGAACGACTTGAGTAAGTTAGTAGGTCGTTGCTGCGCAAGGACGTCGTAGCCATGCGGATTACATGCCATGTAGGTGAAGAATGAATCCAGCATATCTTCGACCGAGAAGTTTTGCTGCGGTTCAGCCGTAGCCTCACCTACAACAGGCTGTACAGATGCCGCGTCTTCAGAAGATGCGGTCATTTGTCCACTTAGCTTAGTGGATAGCGATGCCACTTCATCGGTATCATCTAAGATAAGTGCATAGGGGCAGCCCATACCTGCATTACAAGCGGACAACTTCATCGTCACAAGATAGCTCTTTGGTTGAGCTTTCTTGATCATGCGACCACGACTTACCAAGTCGTTAAGAAATCCTCGAACGGTAGCTCTGTGCCAGTGCCATCGTTCGGCCAAGTCCGTTATGGTTATTACAAATGGTACTTCAGCCGCCTGCTGCGTACCGGTAGGCTTGGAGGACTTGCAGTCCTGTGCGTTAGCCACTGCTTTATCCAGAAGGTAGCAGTAGGCATCCATCTTCGTGAACTTCTCTTCGTGCATAGGCCGCAAGAAGTCCATGAAGGCTTTATCGGCGTATAATCGGTAGCCGATATCGGAGTTATTAGGTTTACTTTTCAATTTTCGTTTCATGTGTGTCTCACTGATGTGAGGGATTAATAATAGAGAAGATTGTGCCGGTTACATCCGGCTATATAGGTAATTAAGGAATTCTAAAATTTGATGTATCTGACATATCTGA